GTGAGAACTTTCTCCAGTTGTTGTTCTATCGATATCTGAACCTGTGTAAATTTGTTTAATCCTTGAATTAACAAAAGTGAAATTTGCATTAATTTCATCTGCATTAGCTACAGTTCCGTTTGTAAATGTTGTTAGTGCCATTATTTATTTTTCTCCATTTTAAATTTCCTAGACCACACGGTCCTTCTCAACGAATGAGATTTGCACTGAGCTAGTTTTAGATATTGCTGTAAATACTGAATGGCTGAACATTAATTCTGACGCATCTTCATTAAAAATTCCAAATTCTGTGAGGCTATTTCCGTTTGATTCTGTTGATAATAATAAAGCTCTAATTGTAGATTGAGAATTTGTTTCGTCTAATGATGGATAACCAGTAACAAAAGATTTTGTATCACTTCCGTCTATTTGAACTACTGTTTCTACATCTGTATCACTTACTGTTGGAGTTGTCGTCCCTGTTCCTATCTTAAATTTCGTTGGTGCTAGATAGTCTGGAGTAGCTTTGAAAATTCTATTTAAAGCTAGTTTTAATCCACTAGTATTGATAACCTGTCCACTTGCCATATTTTATATAAGTATTTTTAATATTTAAGCATTGTTATCCAGATTAATGATAATCGCTTAATATTAATTTAGTTATTTCTCCAGTTGAAGCCCCTGATTCAGTTGCCCTCCATCTTAAGTCACTACCAGGGTTTAAAAAACTTTTTATTTCTCCACTTGTTACTTCTTCCCAGTTTGTACCATCTGCTGTTAATTCATAAGTAAAACTTCCAGACACTTCTGTGCTTGTTAAAGTCGCCGTCGTGATAGTTCCATTATTATAATCTACAGATGTACTCTCGGCAACTTGTCCGGCTGTAAATGTTACAGATCCAGTTGTACCCCAACTAGCATTTCCTCCTGAATCAAAGTCCGTATCGACGAAATCCTCCGTGTATAAATTTTCAAATTGCTGAATGAAGTGATTTACTTCTGCACTTACTTGACTTCCAAGTAGACTTGTACCTAAAACTGCAGCCAAAGAATTACCTAAAACAAAACTTATATTTGCAGTTCCTCCCCATTTGGCAGTTCCCCATATTCCAAATGTTGTATTGCCCCATATAAGAGTATCTCCTGCTATATTTTCTGTAATTACTTTTCTGTATCTTGGTTCAACTGTAACTGCTGGATCGTTCTTTATGTCTACTAATTCAACAATAATATCCTGATTTCTAACAAATTGTTCCTCTATTCGTTTTAGTCTTTCCTCTGTGCTTGTTTGCCAGTCTACAAGTCTCCATGTACTATCTCCTACTTCGATCTCTTCGTATGAACTTGGAAACATATATTTTATTTTATTCACTGAATATACTCCTGATAAAACCAAACCATTAACCTGGGGCGTTTTAGTATCTACTACAGAAATTAATTCTCCTCGATTCGGTATACTTGCATCTTCGCTTTTTACTTTTAGATTTCCAGTTATAAAAGGGACACTTCTTTTTGATAAAATATTTGTAGCTCTACTTTCAGCGTCGAGGATTGAACTTACATCTGTTAAACTCAGAACTGTTTGTTTAAGTCCATAAGTATCTATACTAATTTGATTCTTCATATGAATAGGTGCTGGGCTTGACCAAACATAATTTACTATTGCATAATGGTCTGTTGTAAATGTTGTACCAGTTGCTGGCATAACTTTTTTATTTTCGTTATCCACATAATAAAAATTTCCAGAACTACCATCTTTAGTTCCACCTGTTACCTGAGTTGTTGGAGGTGTGCCTGCATCCATATATAATTCTACAATGTCTGGAGTATTATCTAGCGTTATGCTTGCCGTAGTATACCCTGCAGTTGTTCCTATTTTACCGGTCTCAGTTAAATTTGTTTGAGCTGTGGCGCCATCTACTCTCAAATCATTAATCATATTAGAATCATCAAATTCCCATTCTGGCATTTCTACGATTGTACTTCCAACGGTTATTGTCTTTCCTGAGTCCACATAACCGACTGGCTGGAAATATACTTTCCTATCTGAATCATTATAATATAATTCCCAGTTTAATGCTTTCTTTAGAGCTACTATTCTTTCAAATATATCTGCGTTTATACATTTGAATTGGTCAATTCTTTCTCCATCTGAAGTTCCAGAAGCCTGAACAGATGCTGTCATTCCTCCGTAAGTTTCAATTAAATCTTCTGCTATCTCACTTACTTCTCCAGCACTTGCATCGATTGTGCTATCATAAACATGATTAACATTTTTTCTAACTAAGCTAATCATTTCATTTTTACAGGTTACCTCTAGGACTGCTCCACTAGGCTTTATGTTGTCAATATACCCATAGAAATATCTTGTATCTGTGCTAGTAGTCCACCCTGACCATATCTCAACTAGCTGGCCATTGTTTAATCCGACTAAATCATTTACACTTTTTGGTAATTTTAAAGTAGCCTCAGATACTGTTTCCTCATCTTTTTCATATTCCCAACTAATTAATTTACTTGGGTCTGGACTCCCGTCAGTATCTTTTATTGTAATATAATTTATTATTACCTTTGTCTTAATCATGTTAACACACTTCCCTCCAATAAAGTTAAAGTATACTTAACTCTATTCTCGTCTGCGCTATCCTTTGTGTGTGTAAAACCTTGTATTAAAAAAGTAGTTTCTGAATATCCAGTATACCAACTACTAACAAATGTTAAAGCTGTTTGCTCTCCATTCTGTAATGTTTCTATATCTCCTATAAATGTTCTTAATTCTGAAGTAGTTCCAGTAAAACTTCCATTTACAGTTATAGTTCTAGTAGTTCCCATTAAATCCATTATTAATGTTTTATCACTATCTTGTAAAGGCATAGGCATATCAAACAAGCCTGAGCTTTTTGTTGATTCCTCAGATTGTACATCACCTAAGCTTTTAGTTCCGATTGTTGCGCTCATAAAATTCCCTCCTTATAGTTTTAAGTTCCATTAGAATTTGCTTTTCTATCTGGGCTCCTGCTATCATAAATGTTCTAATTGATTCCATAGTCTTATTCAATTGCTTTAATTCTTTTATTATTTCATCCATCTTATTTTGTGGCCACAGGTTCGATAGGCTTTATGCTTATTTCAATTGCATCGATCTTGCTACTTAACAGATCCTTTTCCTGCCCGAGTGTATTTATTTGCCCCTTCATAATTGTCTGCTCTGCAATCAATTCTTCTTTTTCTGTTTCTAGTATTTTTATATCATTGTTCATCTTTTCTTTTTCTTCTTTGATCACTACTAGATTCTCTCTTAGCTCTGCGAGATATGTTGCATGCGTTTTCATTATGACATTCTTCCTCCCATTTTTCTTTGAAGAACTCTACTAACTTCATTTGCTAATGTTTTAATGTCTTGGTCATTTCTTACTGTTGGATTATTAATATTTAATGTAATACTTTTACCACCAAGACTGCTTGGGTCTTTAGTTGCTATTATATAATCCTGAGGACTTGTATTAACTATTCCACTTGGTGTTATTATTGCATCATTAACATTTCTTGAATTTCCTTTTCCAGAAAATAATCCTGTAAACCAATTCCATACTGTAGTTGCTACATTTATTGTTCCTTTGAATAATCCTTTGAAAAATTCCCATACTTTTTCAGCTACTTCTATCTGTCCTATGAATAATGTTTTAATAAAAGCCCATAATTTTATTCCTAAATCTCCAGCAGTACTGAATCCTGTTTTAATTAATTCCCAAATCTTTGTTCCAAATTCTGCTACACCAACTAATCCCTGTACAAACATATCCCAAATCCATATTCCAGCATCTTTTAAGAAACTGAATGCAGCTACAATAACATTCTCCCAAATCCATTCTCCTGCTTTTAATAGAATTCCAAATGTTGTCTTTATTCCTTCCCATATTGGAAGAAGTATATTTTCCCATACCCAAGTTATCCCATTTCCTAAAACTGCAACAAATTTTTCTACTCCTGCTGCAACCTTTTTCATTACAGGTGCGAACCATTTTATGAATGCAGCTAATCCCTGCATTACAGGTTTTAATATTGGTACTAATGGTAAAAATAATAACATTAAGATTATCTTCAATAAAGACATGATAGGCTTTAATATGAATCCCAAAGCTTCAACTGCCATTGCTATCACACCAACTAATAATCCTATTGCTCCCATTTTTCCAGCCATCTTTCCTAGTCCACCCATCATTTTACCTGTTCCTTTAGATGTCTTTGCAATATCTCCAGCCATATCTCCCATTGATTCTATTCCTAAAGAAGATGCACTTCCTCCACCTTTAGCTCCACCTTTTCCTAGAATACTTTGTAATTTCTTTCCAATTACATCTGCTATCTTTGTTCCAATATCAGAACTACTATTCCCACTACTTTTACTATTTTCTTTTACCGATATTGGTATTTCTATTTTAAAATCATTTGCCATTTTTTATTGAACTTTGTTCTTGTTTTTTATATTCCAACTCTAAATCAATCATATAAGACATCCTATCATAAGGTAATTCATCAACTTGCTCTGGAGTAAATCCAAAGTGCTTTGCGAAAAACCAATATGTAACTTCTTCTGATACACTTTGATTATCACTATGATGTCCTTTTAGTCCTGCTCTAATCAGTCTTTTTTTTTATCTGAAGGTTCAGCGAACTCATTATATTCATTGAATAAGTAATCACTAATTTCTGCTGGTAATTCTTTTATGTTCACTAAAGACGTATCAAACGGAGCTTTGTGTATACAAGCATGTAATATCTTTTCTTGAATTTCTGCATCATTAACTCTAATGCTTGGCTGTCCTGCTATAATTTTAGTATCAGTACATTCTCCTCGTATCTTATTCCTAACTCCTGTATTCAACTTTTTTATAGTTACTACTGCATTCTCTCCATTAATGATTAAAGGAATATCTTTTGTCTGAATAGATATTCTTTTTTGTTCATCTAGTTTCAATTCTGGTATTTTTGTTTCTTCCATTTTTTCCTCCTGGTTTAGTTTGCCTTTCGGCCATCACTTAAAAAATAAAGTGATAAATTAAATATTGTCTGCTGCAACTGGTGCGGTTTCTACATCATTAGTATATATGATATTTGTGCATGCTCTTGCCCAACCGGTTACATCTTCTTTTACTACTTCATTTGCATTCTGTGGTAGTGTTTCTTCGTCCAGATGAATTCCTGTCAGATTAATATCAAGTATATCACCATCGTCATTTGTGAATGTCAACTCTAAAGTTGCGATCTCAGTTCCACTTCCTGCTGTTGGTGCAGTTGCCGAATTTGTTCCATTCATGAAATAAGTCAATAGATCTGTATAATCGTTGAATGCTGCTGTCATCGTGAAGTTGTATTCTCGATTCTTAGCAACCACTCCTATCATAAATCTACTACCAATACCATATACTGCTTCTGCAGTATTAACAATATTCAACTCGAAACTTTGAACTGCTGCAATACTTGTTCCATCAGGCATCTCTATGCTTCCATGTGCAAATGTGAATATCGGTTCTATGTCTACAATATCTGTTGCGAACGTTGTTCCCAAGTTTTCATATCTATATGTTGCGTCAAGCGTGAACTTTAATGCTTCATTTACTGCCGCAGTAATTGTCAACGAATTAGCCACACATCCAATTAATGACGATGAGAAATCTGTTGTCCCCAACTCCATTGTTGTTTTTGTTGTAAAACTTGGTAGAATATTTGCTTCTGTATAAGTGTGAGTGTATGCTCCAACGGTTCCAGCATCTGCGTTTGCTCCCATTACTCCCAATAACCAATAAGGATTGCTTACCATTCCCGTGACTGATATTTTTCCACCGTATTGTTTGTTGATTGTTGCTGTCGCGTTTCTCGCTCCAACTCCATAGATCCTTTCTGCGTTATTTGTTCTAGTTACCGTTATTTCGATTCCTTGTCCAAATGGTACATAGGTCTCATCTGATGCTGTGTGAGATGCAGCTGCTAATCCCCAACCATCCATATCTTCAAATGCATACATAGTTGTTGATCCACTACCTCCAATATAATTTTGTGCCATTTATTTTTTACCTCCTTTAGCATTTAGTTTTCTCTTTTGAGTTTTAGGTTTTTCATCTGATAATTTATCCCTGGCCTTATCCCTTTGTTCTATCCCTTTGTCTGTAATAATAGATTCTATCTCTTCTTTGCCTTTAATTTCGTCCACAGGTGCCTCAGGTGCGACTTTCTTTGATTTTGCGGGGAATCCTGCCTCTTCCATAGTTATCTCTCCTTTTGCTACTCTTGTCATTAAAGCTTTCAATTCTATTATTTTTGAATAAGAGTTTAATTTGTATTCCATTATGCTTGGTCCACCGCGAACATCCCCAAAATGTCCAAATTTTTTTGCATAATCTCATCTTTCTTG